CGTCGATGCCGGCTTTGCGCTCCACTCGCCCGACGAGGGCGTGACTCATGGAGCAGTCCACTCGCTGACCGTCCAATCGCAGATGCCGATCCAGCCAATAGGTGAGGTGACCTACGCTGGCAATAGCGGCAAGAAGCCCGTCTCCATGGGCACCGTCGTGCCGGGCCTCGATGACCGCACCAGCGGCCCTGGGCCTCAACTGCTCAGCATCGGGATCTCGAGTGCGCTGCCGACCAAGTTCGCCACGTCCGGACACAATGAGCTCGTCGCCGTGCACAACCGCGTGATGCTCGACCGCAACATCGACCTCGAGGTCGTCGATGAATTCCGAGACTTTGTCAAGGCCAACCTTGTCGCGATTTACGGACCCCGCCGCGATGGCGACCCGTCCTGCAGCATTGATGAGTGGATCATGCATTTCCCCGAGGGGACCCGCAAGAACCTCTACCGCGCGAAACAACGCCTCGAGAACCTCCCCTTCGATGATACCGACTACAAGCGCATGTTTGACCGCAAGTCCTTCGTCAAGAGCGAGCTCGGCGTGAGCATCTTCCCAGACGGCTACCGCGACACCGACCCTCGGCTCATCGCCGCCGGCACCCCAGAGCTCAACGTCTGCACCGGGCCGTACATGTACGGGCTGGACAAACAGTGCTACGTCGCCCTGGTCGGGCGCCCATGGACCATCACCACTGGCATGCATTCCGACACCATTGGAGCCAAGGCCATGTCCGGGGCGTTCTGCATCGATTCAGGCGCGCGCTTCACCACCGCCACCGAGTGCGACTGCTCACGGTGGGATGCCAGCTATGGCAAAGAGATGCAGGACATCGAGCTACTGGTCTACGAACATTTCGGTGGCATTGACCGCGTCACGCCATGCGGCAAGTCCGTCCGCGACGTGCTTACGCACATGCAGGCCACGCGGGGCTGGACCTACGGCGGCACCAAGTACACCGTGGGGCAGGGCACCCGAAATAGTGGCGACTCGCAGACCTCAGGTGGCAACGGGCGCACCAACATGCAGATCGCCCTCATGGCCTGGTGCCGCATGGGCTCGTTCCCCTCCCGGCTCGAATTCCCACCCGACGTGTGCCCCGACGTCACCGCCAACGTGATGCTGTTCTGGTGGCGTGTGATGTTGAATGTCCGCGTCGTTGAGTACGCCAACACTGACCGGTCGCCCGTCTTTGCGGTCCTCAACGAGTTGATGTCGTACGCCGGACAAGCCGCGCAACACGAGTACATCTA